TAACTAAAAGAAAGACATTTTACAAGGAGCAGAACTTTCGTCACACTGTAACCAAAGTGGAGTATAAATGAAGATATTAACTATTGAAAATCTGCCGTATGATTTAGATACGGTGCCAGAAGAAATTGATGATTTACGATACTGTGCATTAGATGCCAGTGATTCAGATGATGTTGATTTTTATTTTTTACCATTGATCTTTTTAGAAAGTTTTTATGCCCCAGCAATTTGTTTACAGATTGGTGATTATAATGTACAGATGCCAATGGATTGGAGCATACTTTTATGTGACGAGGACTATGGCGGTGTTGAATGTTTGCCGTTGACAAGTCTCAACAATAGAGGGTTCAGAGCATTAGCAATGAATCCATTAAGTAACAAGATACCAGACAGTTTTGAAATAAGTATAACGAACATTTACCAAGATGTAAAATGGTACTTTCCTAAACTAAAAAATGGTCATTTACTAGCAATACCATTAGAGGATAAGCCAAAACCCAGATGTGCATTTTTTGTCAAGGAGTTTAACAAGGTATCAGATTTAGACATAGGAGATTTAGTATGAGTTACCAATTCACTAGTGAAAGTGTAAGTATTGGACACCCTGATAAAGTTGCAGATCATATTTCAGATGCTGTAGCAACATTTTTAATTGATGGAAAACTAAACCACAGAGCGGCTGTGGAAACACTTGTAACAACCAACATGGTTACACTAGCAGGTGAGTACAAGAGTGATAAGTTTAACAAAATGGCAATTGAAAAAATTGTCAGAGACGTAGTAAAAGAGATTGGTTACGAACAAGATGGCTTCCATTGGGCTACACTAAAAGTCTACAATGAACTACACGGGCAATCACCTGATATTGCATTAGGCACAGACACGTTTGGTGCTGGTGACCAAGGACTGATGTTTGGATATGCATGTAATGAAACAGAAGATTATATGCCTAGTGCAATTTATTACAGTCACAAGATTCTAAAATTTTTAGAGCAAGAAAGAAATAAAGCAAGTACATGGTTAGGACCAGACAGCAAAAGTCAAGTCACTATGGAATATGCAGACATTAATACACCTCTAAGAATCAGCAAAGTTGTTTGTAGTAGTCAGCACACAGAAGACTATCCACTTGAACACACTCGTGATGCTATTAGACAATTAGTAGTAAAAGCATTACAAGAATGTAATGCACCAATTGATGAGAACACTGAATACTTGATCAATCCAACTGGCAAGTTTGTTGTTGGCGGTCCAGATGGTGACACAGGATTAACTGGTAGAAAGATTATTGTTGATACTTATGGTGGTTACGCACCACATGGTGGCGGAGCATTCAGTGGCAAAGACTGTACCAAGGTAGACAGAAGTGCGGCTTACATGGCACGTTACTTGGCTAAGAACATTGTAGCAAGTGGTAAAGCACAGAATGCCACAGTACAATTAAGTTATGCTATTGGTATCAAAGAACCAACTAGTGTTTATGTGTATGCAGATGGCAAAGTTAGAACTGACTTAGCATACGAAATTCAACAATTAGTAGACTTAACACCCAAAGGTATCATTGATAGGTTTGACTTGTTTGGTCTAGATTTAACGACCACAACTAATTATGGTCATTTTGGTAAAGCAGATTTACCTTGGGAACAAGTTAATTTGTTCTAGGAGATATTATGAGAGTATTATTAAATACGTTGTTAATTTTAGCAGTCACAGGTTGTGCGGTTGGTAGCAGTCTTAAACCTGAAGTAACTAAACGTGATGAGGCCAGAGAGCCATGTCCGTTTGTAACCGGCACAATTATATCTGTTAAGGATATTATCATAGAAGGCGATGTTGAAACAGCACAAGCCGCAGGTGCTATTACTGGTGGTTACGTTGGTAATCGTGTTGCAAAGGACGAAAGCGAATTAGCAAAAGTACTTGCAACAGGAGCAGGTGCCGCAATAGGAAATGCAATTGGTAACAGAGTTGGACAAGGCATGTCGAGACCAGGTGTAATGTTGTTTGTAGATATACACAATGGTGGTTCAGGGATCAGTGTATCACAAGAAGCAGGTGATTACACATTTACCACAGGAGACAAAGTTATTTTAAGTGGACATCTTGAAAAGAGAAGGTATTCTCAAAATTGTCCTCTAAGGGTGTTCCCTCAGTAATGGATCTGAATAAAATATTACGCAATGTTCCTGACTTTCCTGTACAGGGTGTACAATACAAAGACATCAGTAGCATACTAGAAAATCCAGATGCATTTCAGTATTGCATTAATAAACTTGCTACTTATATAGCAAAGGAAAATATCACACACATTGTTGCTCCAGATGCTAGAGGTTTTATTTTTGGAGCACCAATAGCATATAAATTTGGCTTACCATTTATCATGGCAAGAAAGGAAGGCAAACTTCCTCCACCTGTAAACAGTTATTCATACGATTTGGAATACGGTACAGCAACATTAGAAATACCGCAGGACATTAAACTAGGGAATGACTCTAAAGTATGTATCATTGATGATGTTAGTGCTACAGGCGGCACAGCAAATGCTATGGTAGGTTTGTTAAAGAAATCAGGTGCAGATGAAATTTACTATGCCTGTGTTATAGACTTAAAATTTTTACAAGGAACACAAAAACTACTTGACTATTGTGGAGTAGAATGTTATAGTGTATTGGACATAGAATGAAAGACTTAATTTTAATAGCATTAGAACATGAGGCACCTAACATGGCCAAATGGGATAATGTATTTTTTACTGGTGTAGGTAAAATCAATGCCGCACTAACAGCCGCTAGGTTAATACAGAAGTTCAAGCCAATTAGAGTTTGGAATTTTGGAACAGCAGGTGGTATTGTGTTAAAAGAAGGATGCCATGAAATGGTTAACTTTGTTGAACGAGACAAAGGCAAGTGTCCTGAGGCAATAGAAATGATGTTACCAAAAGACCCAATTACTATTTCAAATGGTATTGGGTATACATGTAGCACAGGAGATAACTTTGTTACAGATCCAGATTTAGAAATACCAGCTCACGTTGTTGATATGGAGGCATTTGCTATTGCAAAAGCCTGTCAGCAAAGAGGTATTGATTTCAAATGTTACAAGTATGTAAGCGACAATGCAGACGACAGTGCAGATACAAGTTGGCTAGACAATGTTGCAAAGGGCGAAGAACACTTTATTACAATCTACAAGGACTATCATGCCTAAGAAGCAACCAGCATTGCCATTGAAAACTGTTATGGCCGCCATTGACAAAAGAGACAAAGGTTGGTATAATAGACTGAATGCTGAACAGACAAAAGCATTTAGCACATGGATGATGATGAGATATGCAAGTAGTGTGCAAGGCAAGAATGCCGCACATTTTATTTTTATGGTTAATGAACTTGTAAACAAAAATTTTGAAGAGATTTACAAGCATCCAGAATTGCAATGGATGTTGATGAGTATGTGTGGCACAGGTAAGATAGAATTTCATCCTTACATCAAGCCACCAAACAGCAGAAAGAAAAAGAACAAGGTTACAGAGTTTTTATCAGACTTGTTTCCCACACTCAAATCAGATGAGTTGGAAATGATATTAGATATAAACACTAAAGATGAATTAAAACAATTAGCAGAAGCACATGGTTACGATGACAAAGCAATCAAAGATATCTTTGGAAAGTGATAATAAGTGTAAGTGGTGCGAAAAAACTTTTCGTAGCGAACGCACACTAGCCGCTCACATGTGTCCACGTAAAAGACGTTGGGCAGACAAAGATATGACACACGTTAGATTAGGTTATCGTGTATTTCAAATGTTCTATGAGTTGAACACAACTGTAAGTAAGCCAAAGACTATGGAAGACTTTATCCGTAGTCAATACTATGAAGGTTTTACTAAGTTTGGTCGTAGTTGTATTCGCAATGAATATTTAGAACCAGAAAAGTTTGCAGAATGGTTGATTAAGAATGCTAAGAAATTAGCAGACTGGAGTAAAGATAAACTGTATGATGAGTTCTTGTTACAGTATGTAAAGAAAGAACCAGGATTAAGAGCATTAGAACGTAGTGTAATTTATCTCACTGAGTGGGCGAATGACAATGATGCTGATTGGACTGAATATTTTACACTAGTTAGTGCTCCAAGAGCAGTTCATGATATCAGAGCTGTAAAAATATCCCCATGGTTGATCTATTTGAGCAACACTGGAGACCAATTGCTAACAAGGTTTAGCAGTGAACAAGTCAAAATGATTGAGCATGTTATTGATGCTCAATTTTGGCTTAAAGTATTTGCAAAGAATCCAGATGAGGTTCAAGCAATTAAAGACACATGTGAACAAGCAGGAATATAATGAAAGTAAAAATAATTAGTCATAGCCAAGCACCATTTAATGATGCTTTACATAAACACTCGGCGTTGGATTTAGTGGCTTACTGTGCAAGAGTAAGTAATCCAAGTAATCAAAACAATACAGAAACAAACGAAAAACTTGTTAAGTATTTGATGAAACACAAACATTGGTCACCACTTGAAATGGTATCAGTGTGTATGGAAGTAGAAACTACAAGAGACATAGCAAGACAACTGTTACGTCATAGAAGTTTTAGTTTCCAAGAGTTCAGTCAGCGATATGCAGACCCTACTACAGATTTAGATTTTGAAATCAGAGAAGCAAGATTACAAGATCCTAAGAATCGTCAAAACAGTATTGAAACTGATGACGAAGCACTACAAGCATTGTGGGAGGATAAGCAAAGGAACGTTATTATCGCCGCACAGGACGCATATACGTGGGCTATAAGCAATGGTATTGCCAAAGAGCAGGCCAGAGCAGTGCTACCAGAAGGAAACACTGTAAGCCGCTTGTATGTGAACGGTACGTTGCGTAGTTGGATACACTATATTGAATTACGTGGTGCTAATGGTACACAAAAAGAGCATATGGAAGTAGCATGGGCAGTTGCAGATGTGATTGCAGAGTTATTTCCGTTGGCAGAAGAGTTCAAAGGAAAAGAGATATGAAAAAACGCGAAGAAATGTTAGTCATTACTATGGAAGAATGTGGCGAGTTAATACAAGCCTGTAGTAAAGTAATCCGTACTAAAGGCAAAACAAAGTATTTGCGTAATCTACAAGATGAAATTGGTGACGTTATGACCATGATTGAGATAATGAAAATGAGTGGTCTCGTCACCGATGAACAAATCACAGATAGAATGAAAGAGAAAAAAGAAAAATTAATGAAGTGGAGTATGTTGTTCAGCGATGAAGATTGATTTTGATGTAGACATCGATATGTTTAACAGAGATGAGTTCTTAAAATTAGTTAAGACAACTCCTGCTAGTATATTGAAGAACGGTGAATACACAAAACACAATACTGGCGTGTACTTTCAGAACATTCCTTTTCTTCCAATAGAAGGATACAGCACTATTGATTATAAAGATGCAGAAGAGCAAGGTTGGTTCAAGGTCGACTTCCTTAATAATCACATATACAAAGATGTAAAAAGTGAAAGCCATTTACAAAGTCTAATAGATGCTGAACCTATTTGGGAATTGTTTGAACATCAAGACATTGTAGAGCAATTATTTCACATCAACAACCATTGGGATATTGTAAAACAATATCCTCCTACAAGTGTAGATCAACTAGCAATGATACTAGCAATGATCCGACCTGGTAAAAGACATTTAGTTGGCAAGACATGGCAAGAAATTGAGGCCGATGTTTGGGTAAAGCCACAAGACGACACTTACTTCTTTAAGAAGAGTCACAGTTATGGATATGCTATTGCTATTATAGCACAGTTAAATTTAATAGTTGAGCAGTTAGGTTAGTCAGTTTTACGTACTAGTTGGACAGTACGTCTTTTAATTCTTTTTCTAATTAGTTTTTGTAGGCTAGTTACAGGGCCAAACAATATTTCTACATCCTTCATGGCAAAAGTTTTTATGGCAGGTAAAAATGTTTTCATTTCATGATGCAAAAATACATCTATTGGTATCTGTCTATTGCTTTCCCACCACCAAAGTTCTCCATACTCCAAGAAGTCCTTTCTTGCCTCATTGGTTGGGATTGATTGTACATCATAAAATGTTATGATTTGGTTATCTTGGTTCACTACTATACCAACGTATTCTTCACCAGCGTACGATATTCCTGTTAAGAATTCTAATTGTTGATATGGGTTTTCTGACATTAAACATATTTACCAATCTTGAAAGACAGATAAATATAGTTATGAGTATTTTGAATAACAGACTGTATCTATATGAACAGCATATAGATTATGTAATCGGCGGAGACAGTCTGAACTTGGATAATAGACCTATGAATAACAGACGAATAGTTGCCCACAAGGGCGTTACAAACGACATTTTTCTAAATGTGCGTGACAGAGATAGGAAAAAACAGAATGTTTTTGCACATACATTAAGAGCATACATAGTTAGTCCTACTACTAAAAAAAGATTGGTATCACGTATACTAGAACATACTTCAGACATTGGTGTTCTTAAATTAACACTATCCGAAGGAGACTTAGCAGGTATCAACCCAGGCTTATATAAAATTTATATAACTATGTCAGAAGATGAAGTACAAGACAGACCTGTGTACAGTGATCAAAATAACAATGTTGCGTTTGATATAGAAATTGCAGACCAACTGGGCCTAACACCAATTCCAACACAAACTCAAAATACTTTTTTACAAACAGGCAACACAATGATTGGCGATGCATCTAACACTTTTGTTACAAACGCACTCTACGGAAATTTAGATAGAAACTTTGCTAATGCTCAACACACTATGGCAATATATCCAAACACTTACACAGGACAAGTTACAATTCAGGCAAGTTGTTTAACAGCAGTGCCTGACAATGATGATGCAAGTACCGATTGGTTTGATGTTAAAAACATTGACCTAAGTAATACATCATCTATTTCCCACACAAATTTTAATATTAATTGTAATTGGGTAAGAATTATAAGTAAGCCGGAATCAGGATCAATTGACAAAGTGTTGTTAAGAAATTAATAGCACACAATGACACACATACATTACGACCTTTTTGGTGCCGGTTATCCAAACACCGAATCTACAACATTTAATTTTGATATTGAACTTTCTGATAGATTGTACACTACTTACTTTGGTAACCGTTCTGGAATCAAAGTTAATACCATGTGGGAATTTGCTCCTGTAAACAACAATAGAAACATGCAAGAATTGGGTGTTTCAAATGTACCTAAATACCTACAAGTTAAACAACTGCTAGATGGTAATCCTGACATACAATGCATAATGTTCTATGAGTTTTTTGATAAGATGCATTTAGATAATTGGTGGTCCACATTTGAGTACTGTATTGATCGCTTAGGTGCTAATAATGTAAAAGTAGTTGGTAATGTAGCAAGTGAAAAATTCAATGCCGAGTACATACCTTATTGGTTTCTTGCATGTGATACATTCTTCAAAAAATACACAGACGAAGAAATCAAGCCATATGACACCTTTACAAATACCTATCTTTGTTATAATAG